AGCAGCTGGTGAAGAGCGGAAAGACCGGCCTCGACCTCGCCTTTGCGCTCGCCAAGATTCTCGATCGTGGCATGGCGCAGGAACGTGAGCGATGCATCCGCATCGTCCAGCGCAATCGCAACGTCATCAACCCGATGCTGGTCGTTGCCGAGATCCGGAGGCCGGTACGATGAGCGTTTACGTCGACGACGCGCGCAATCCCTTCGGCCGCTACTTCATGTGCCATATGTGGGCCGACACGCTCGACGAGCTGCTCGCCATGGTGGACCGGATCGTCAGCGGCGGCCATGTGATCTGGTCGAAGGGCCGGTGGTGGATGTGCCACGGCGCGCGCCGGCGGCAGAGCGAAAGTGCAGTGCATGTGTTGAACCGCGTTCCCGCAGACCAGGAGACGCGGCAGACCTAAGCATGAGTGCATTCCTTCTTGGTACCGGCTTTCGCGCGAACATGGGCACGTGCGTGCGCAAGCTCGTCCTCCTGAAACTGATCGACGCCTGCGAGGATGATGGCACCCGCATTTTCCCGGCGATCGCCACGGTGGCGCGTGCGGCGCAATGTTCCGAGCGCCAGGTGCAGCGCGAGCTGCGCGCGTTCCTCGACGCCGGTCTGATCCGGCTCGTCCGCGAGGGCGGCAAGGGGCCGGGCTCGACGAACGAATATGCGATGGACCTCGACGTACTCACGGCCATCTCGAAAGCGGGATGGGATGCCTATACGAGTGCGCCGGCGCCCGCAGCGGAGCCGCAAGGGAAGGGTGACACGGTGTCACCCTTAGCGGATGCCGAGAAGGGTGACACCGGCGAGGCCGTAAGGGTGACAGCGGAGGGGTCTAAGGGTGACTCCTGGAGTCCACCAACCCCTCCAGTAAACCCCTCCATAGACCCCTCCATTGAGAGAGCGCGTGCGCGGGAAGAGGATCGAGGGGAAGATCGCAAATCGGTTCTGCGGGCATTCGAGCGCGCCTGGCAGGCATGGCCCACGTCGATCGCCGACAGCCGGCCGGAAGCGGAGAAGGCCTGGCTCAGCCTCTCTACCGAGGAACGCGAGCTGGCGGCGGCCGAGGCAGAGCGCTACGTCGAGGCGTCACGGGCGACTGGCCGCAAGCACCTGGTCAGCCATGCGGTCTACCTGCGGGAACGGCGATGGATGAACCTGCCCGCGAAAGAGGCCGCCAAGCCGGTTGAGGATCGCATCGTCGCGGCGCCGTTCGGACCTGTGTGGGGCGCGCTGCGCATGCGCGAGCTGCTCGGCGGGCCTGCCGATATCGGGCCTTCGCCGATCACGCGAGAGAAGCGGCGCGAGGCGTTTGCCGGCATGGTCGAGATGCTTGGCCGTGAGCGAGCGGAAGCCAATTACCGGAAGATGGGCCACGGTTTCGACGCCGGCGGCGATCTGACGTTCCCGGACGATTTCGAACGCCGCATGGATCTCCTGCATCAGGTCGATCGGGGCTATCCGCATCTGCGGCCACTCGACCAGGCGGCCGAGGCGGCGAAGGGGCTTTCGGTCAAGGCTGTCTACGAGCCGCTCGTCGAGCTGATGGAGGCGGTGCCGGTCAACTCGGAACGGTACGAGTGGTGGAAGGCTGAGCATGAACGCCGCGGCTGGCCCTTCGTGCCGAATCCGGGCGGCCAGCGCGTGGTCTACTTCCCGAAGGATCTCGGCGCCTTGGCGCAGGCCCTGGACACAATCAAAAGAACCGAAGAGGCGAGGGATGATGCGGATCAATCCAAAGCGGTGGCGTAGTGCGGACATCGTTGGCCCGACCGATCGGCAGACGTTGAAGCTGATGGCCGCGCGGGAGCTATCACGACGTCAGCAGGCGTTGCTCGCCGCAGTAGCCGAACCGCTGCCGGAACGGTGCTGGTATGTGCTCACCGTCTTCGACGGATGCGATAATCTTGTGGATATCGCGCTCGACGACGTGAAGATCGAGCACTGGATGCCCTCGAAAGGGAAGCGTCCGGTGCGTCGCAGGAGCCGCTTCAACGGACGCCGCGACGAGATCGATATTCCTGCCTTTCCCGGCTACATGTTCGTGCATGTGTTCTCCTGCGCCGAAGGATGGCAAGGACTGAAATCGATCGAGGGCGTGCGCGGCGTCATCGGTGGATATGAGCGCCCGGCGCCGGTCAAATCCGAGGTAATCACGCGGTTGCAGGTGCGATTGGAGAGCGATCCTCAGGCAATCGCGACGCTGACCAACGCGATCCAGATCGGCGACAAGGTCGACGTCGTAGACGGTCCGTTCGCATCGTTTCCCGGTGTGGTCGAAAGCGTCGACAAGAAGCGTGCGAGAGCGAAGGTCGAGGTGCTGATCTTCGGGCGGATCGTCTCTGCTGACCTAGAGCTTGCGCAAATCGAAAAATCGGCATAGCGAGTCCGTCCTACAGGACGAGCCGATTCTGTGTTCGCACCCACCGCCATGGTGAGGGAAGCGCTAGGCGGCCCCAGGTGAAGCGATCAGCTTCCCCGCAATGGATAAGATTCCAGCTACATCCACCAACCGGCTGAACGACCAACTTCGACCAAGGCAATAACAATAGCTGCAACGGCAGCTGCGAAGGCGAAGGTTCGCTCGAGCCAGTTCAACCTGTGCACAGCCTCGACGCGCTGACCGTCCCAATAGAGGTTACCGAGACGGTCAATGCCAAAAAGCGCAAGGCCGTCGACCGAAATCGGCTTTAGCCCTTCGGGCCAGTTCGACGGCGTCGCTTCATCGCTCGCATACTTGTTGCGCTGAATTTCTTCCCAATTGACCGGCATCGTATCCTCCATGGGCACGCCAAGGTTTGTAACATGGCCAACAGGCCGAAGCTCTATCGCCCTCCGCATCAGCGCACACGGCAGGAGCAGAAGCGAGATGCCGATCGCAAGCGGGGCAGTGCACGCGATCGAGGCTACACGGTCGGTTGGGACCGGGCTTCACTTGCATTCAAGTATGAACACCCGCTCTGCCTGGGATGCGAAGCGGTAGGGCGATACACGGCCACACAGGTGGTTGATCACACCGTCCCGCACAAGGGTGATGCGGTGCTGTTCTGGGATCGGGATAACTGGCAACCGTCGTGCCAATGGCACCATGATGTTGTGAAGCAGATCCTGGAGCGCATGTTCGCACGCGGAAAGATCGGTGAGGCCGAGCTGAAGCTCAACAGCAGCACGGCGATGCGCCTGACCCTCCAGTATGCGGTCGAACCGGGGGGCGGGTCAAAAGTCTAGGGGTTTCGACCCCGGACCGGCATGCCAACAGCGTGCGTAGCGCCGCGAAATTGGTCGATTCTTTTTTTTCTGGCACTGCAAATCGGAGATCGAGGCGATGGCACGCGGCAGGAAGCCGGAGACGGCCGCACTGCAGGCGGCCAAAGGCGACCCCGGCAAGCGTCGGAAAGGCACGGCGAAGCGGCGGCCGGTCGATCCGATCCAGATCGGTCAGGCGCGCGCGCCGAAGTGGCTGAAGAAGAGCGCGAAGGCGATCGAGGTCTGGAACGCACTGGCACCGCATCTCGGGCAGCTGAACCTCATCAGCGAGCTCGATGCCGTGCCGTTCGCGCGTTACTGCCGCTATGTCGTTGAGTGGATCGCGGCCGATATCGCCGTCCAGAAGGAAGGCACCTGGTACGACGCGACCGGGACGAACGGCGAGAAGCTGAAGAAGCGGCATCCGGCCTGGCAGGCCTGCCAGGACCTCGAGAAGATGCTGCGAGAAACGGAAGCAGCCTTCGGCATGCGGCCGGATGCCCGCTTCAAGATTCTCCGCGACCAGGCCGCAGCGCACGGGGTGCTGCCGCTGTTCGGTGGCGGCGACGGCCGCGATCGCAGCGAGGGCGAGCAGGGGCAGGCCGAGGGCGAGACGAAAACCCCGACGGAAACCGATCCACTCGGGTTGCTGGGTGCATTCAACTCGGAGCCGCCGACAACAGCGCGGAATTGATCGATGCGTGAGTCGGCGACCTCGGCCGCCGCGATTGTCGCGTCGGCCTCACACCTGTTGTGGCCGGAACCGGAGTGGATCGAGGAAGCGGTCCGCCGCGGCTGGGAGTGGGCAAGGGTTCAATGGCGCCGGGCCGCATCGCAGCCGGGCGCCTGGTTCGACGAGCGCAAGGCGGACGCGGCCGTCCGGTTGTTCCCGCAGTTCTTCCGGCTTACGGATGACCGGTTCGCCGGCAAGCCGTTTCGCCTGGGCTTCTGGCAGGAGATCATCGTCCGCATGCTTGTCGGCTGGCGCGTGCCGGTCGAGATCGCGGACGACGAGGCCTCGAAGCCGAGGGTAGAGCATGTCCGCCTCTTCCGGCGGCTCATGCTGTGGGTGCCGCGTAAAAACGGCAAGTCGGAGTTTCTCGCCGCCCTGGCGCTGATGTTCTTCGTCCTCGATGCAGTTGTCGGCGGCCAGGGCTACGCATTCGCCCGCGACGAAAGCCAGGCCAAGATCGTCTTCAACAAGATGAAGGCGATGATCGCACTCTCGCCGGAGCTGGCGAAAGAGGCGAAGCGGTTCAAGAAGTCGATCTACGTCCCGAAGATCATGGCTCTGTTCGAGCTGCTCTCGGGAAAGCCGGAAGGGAAGCACGGCAAGTCGCCGACGGTCATTGTCGGCGACGAAATGCACGAGTGGGAAACGCTCGACCTGGCCAATACGCTCCGCCAGGGCACGGGCACCCGCCTGCAGCCGATCGAACTTTACGCGTCGACTGCTGGCACGAAGACCAATCCGGTCGGCTGGCAGCTTTGGGAAGAATCGAATTCGATCCTGGAAGGCAGGATCGAGGACCCGACTACTCTCGTCATCATCTTCGCGATCGATGCCGAAGAGGACTGGTCGGACGAGGCGAACTGGCCGCGCGCGAACCCGTCCCTCGGGATCTCGCCGACCATGCAGTTTTTGCGGCTCGAGGCAGCAAAGGCCGTCGACAATCCGCGCGCGGAAGCACATTTCCGCTGCTACCACCTCAACCAGTGGATCGACGCCGTCGTTCGCTGGCTGAACATGAAGAAGTGGGACTCCTGCACGTCGGACAAGGACTCTTGGCGTGCCGGCGCCACGGAAAACGTGTGGCGGGCTTCGGCGGAAAAGAGGGGACTGATCGGCCGGCGCTGTTTGGGCGCGTTCGACGTCTCGGCGACGCAGGACATTACGGCGCTGATTTTCCTGTTTCCGCCCGACGACCAGGTGAAGGTGTGGCAGCTGCTCAGCCGCTTCTGGGTTCCGGAAGAGACGATGAAGCGGCGTTCTAAGCAGGACCGCATCCCGTACGACCGCTGGGTCAAATCCGGCGCGTTGGAAATGACGCCAGGGGACGCCGTCGACCAGGACTTTGTAAAGGTCGGAATCACCGAAGGCCTCGATCTCTTCGAGGTGGAGCAGATCGGATTCGACCCGTGGAATGCGCGCAAGCTGGTGACCGACCTGGTCAAGGAAGGCGCGCCCGAAGACCTCTTCGTCGAGATGCGCCAGGGTCATCAGACGCTTGGCGAACCGACGAAGTTCTTCGAGGGGCTGGTTACATCGGGAAAGCTCGATCACGCCGGCCAGCCCGTTTTGCGCTGGATGGCTGGCAACACTGCTGTCCGTTTCGACGAGAACCTGAATTTCGTGCCGGCGAAGAAGCGGAGCGCCGACAAGATTGACGGCATCGTCGCCGGCGTGATGGGCGCCGGCCTTGCGATCCTCGGAGAGGCCGAAGGCCCCTCCGTTTATGAGTCACGCGGCATCGTGGAGATCGAGGTCTGATGGGTCGCTTTAGGCAGGCACTTGCACGAATGATCGCCGGGAATGAGATGCCTGCGGCGGATCGTGTTGAACCAGACGTCTCGGCGGTGCACTACGAGGGCGCCGGCAACTTCCAGTCTCCGGATGGCTGGTTTGTCCGCGCGATCGGCGGGGGAAAGACGGCAACCGGAGTCGCCGTCACGGAGTACAATGCGCTCCGGCTTCCCGTCGTCTACGCGTGCATCAACAGGATCTCCAATCCGCTCGCTTGGTTCCCGCTCAAAATGTACCGCCGGCGCGACGACGGCAGCCGGACGGAAGTCAAAGGCGGCACCGGCCGCGGTGAACACCCCTTCGGATCGCGCCTAGGGACGCGGCCGAACGATCTCATGAGCTCGAGGACTGTGCGCAAGACGACACAGTCGCATGCGCTGCTCTGGGGCAACGGGTATCAGGAGATCGAGCGCAACGGGCGAGGCCAGGCAGTCGGGCTCTATCCGCTCCTACCTGACCGTACGCGGCCGGTCCGCGAGAACGGCGAGCATTTCTTCCGCACGCGCATTGACGGCCGAGAGCATCGTCTCGCGCCCGAGAACGTGATTCACATCATGGATCAAAGCCAGGACGGCTACATGGGTGTGTCGCAGATCGCGATGGCGCGGGAGGCCGTGAGCCTCGGCCTGGCGATGGAAGAATTCGGTGGCAAGTTTTTTGCCAATGAGGCGAAAAGCGGCGGTTTCCTTCTTCATCCCGGCAAACTGAGCCCGACCGCACGGTCGAACATCCGCGGTCCAGGGGGCGAGCCCAAGGCAGCTCCTGAAAATCCCGCGTCGGCGATTCAATCGCAGAGCGGCCTGGAAAATGCGCACCGCGTTAAAGTCCTCGAAGAGGGGATGAAGTTTGTCTCGACCACGATCCCGCCCGAGGATGCTCAGTTTCTCGGCAGTCGCGAATTTCAGATCGCTGAGATCGCGCGGATTTTCGACGTGCCGCTGATCCTGCTGCAGAGCCACGAGAAAACGACGTCGTGGGGCTCGGGCATCGAGCAGTTGATGATCGGCTTCATCCGCAACACGGTCGGTCCCTGGGTCGACGCCTGGGAGCAGGAGCTGAACTGGAAACTCTTCACTGAAGAGGAACGAGCCGAGGGTTACTACGTCAAGTTCAACATGAACGCGATTCTCCGCGGCGACATGAAAACCCGCGCCGAGTTCTACCAGAAGATATTCGGCGTCGGCGGCTTCTCGACGAACATGATCCTTGCGCTCGAGGACGAAGACGGAATCGGCCCGATCGGCGATCATCATTTCGTGCCCGCAAATTTCGTGACGCTCGACCGCGCCACCGACCCCAATTATTCGCCGGGCGGCGCGCCGGCGCCTGCCAATGACGATGCGGCGCCGGCGGACACTGCCGACGAGGAAAAGGAGCCTGCAGCATGAAGTACGCACATATCCTGCTCGCGGTCGCTTCCGAGGTGTGGGCGATCGCGCCGGAAAAGCTGGATCAGATCGTCGCCTTTCTGGTTCTCCAGGCCGAGGGCGAGAAGCTTCCGCGGGCAGAGGTTGAGGCCCGGATTTCAAAGCAGCGCGAGCAAGAGATCGCGCGCGCGGAAGGACAGGTAGCAGTGCTTCCGCTGCGCGGTGTCATCGCTAACCGCATGAACATGATGTCCGATATCTCCGGTGGGACCAGCTCCGAAGGTTTCGGCAGGATGTTCGACGCAGCGATGGCCGACGATGCGGTCAAGGCGATCATCATAGATGTCGATAGCCCTGGCGGTGTCGTGTCGGGCACCGATGAGCTCTCTGCAAAGATTTACGCGGCACGGAGCAACGGAATAGCCGGCAGAAAGCCGATCGTCGCGCATGTTAATTCGCTGGCTGCCAGTGCGGCATATTGGATCGCAACGGCTGCCGACGAAGTCATTCTCAACCCGTCTGCGGAGGTCGGGTCGATCGGCGTGATGATGGTGCACGACGACGTCAGTGGCGCGCTCGAGAAGATGGGCGTCAAAAAGACATTGATCGCGGCCGGCAAATTCAAAGGCGAAGGCGCTCCGTACTTTCCGCTCAGCGAGGAAGCGCTTGCGCACCGCCAGGCGCGCGCCGACGCATACTACGATCAGTTCGTTCGCGCCGTCGCCCGAAACATGAACGTGTCACATGCCACGGTGCGGGAAGGCTTCGGTCAAGGTCGCACCGTCATGGCACAGGCCGCGGTCTCCGAAGGAATGGCCAGAAGCATCGGCACGCTCGAGGAAACGATCGCACGGTTTTCTCGCGCTGCTCCGCGGCGCACCGCGACCCAGCGCGAACGCCGCGCACTCGCCGACTTTTCCTAAATCTCGATCCTTCCCGGATCGGAGCTGATCAGCGTTCCAGGGGACCGGCCTGGGCGAGCCCTGATGGACATCACCGGTCTCACCCAAAGGAGACGACTTATGTCGCTAAACAAACGACACGCCGCGCTGTTTGGCGGCGTTCTTCTCATTGCTGCGGTAGCGCTTGCGGCCGTGGTTTCGACCGACCTTTCGGTCGCTTTCGATCATATGGCCGGTGCCCTGACGTCCGAGCATACGTTCATGGCCGAGATCGGTCTTGTCGCGCTTCGTTCGAAAAAGGGCGGCATCGTCGATCAGATGAAGGCTATCCTCGACCTCTCCGAGAAGGAGGATCGCGATCTCACCGCGGAAGAGCAGACCAAGTATGACGATCTGAAGGCGCAGCGCGACAAGCTCGACGAGCGCATCAAACGGTTGGAGGATCTGGAAAGCTCGACCGCGTCGCTGAACCGGATCATTCCGGCCGCCTCGCGGCAGGCTGGCATCGAGCGTGCGGGCGGCCCGGAAGCAGCAAAGGAGTTCGAGTCGCTCGGCGAGTTCATGTATTCCGTGCGATTCCGTCAGTCGGACCAGCGCCTGCAGTTCGTCGAGCACAATCCGGCTGCTCTCGACCCTGAGACAGGCCAGCTGCGCGCTGAGTTCCGCATGGACAATGACACGTCCGGTGGCTTCATGGTGCCGCAGCAGTTCCGCTCGACGATCCTGCGCGTACAGCCGCAGGACGCGCTCGTCCGGCCGCGTGCCTCGGTCATTCCGGCAGGCTCGCCGCCGGATGCCGGCATCACTATTCCTGCTCTCGATCAGAGCGGGACGGCACCGGGGAATGTCTTCGGCGGCATGACCTTTGCCTGGATCGAGGAAGGCGGCGAGAAACCGGGAACCGATGCTGACCTGCGCGGTGTCACGCTGACGCCGCACGAGATCGCCGGCACTGTAGAGGTCACCGACAAGCTGCTGCGCAACTGGCAGGCTGCCTCAACCTTCATCGAAGGCCTGATGCGGGGCGGCGTGAACGCGGCAGAAGACTATGCGTTCCTGCGCGGCACTGGTGTCACTCAGCCGCTCGGCGCGCTCAATGCGCCGGCGACCAAATGGATCAACCGAGCCGTCGCCAACCAGGTCAGCTATGTCGACCTGGTGAAGATGGTGGCGGTTCTCCTGATGCGGGGCGGCACGCCGGTGTGGTCCATGTCGCAATCGGTACTTCCGCAGATTGCCCAGATGGTCGACCCGGAAGGCCACTACATCTGGCAGGCGAATGCCCGCGACGGTTTTGCCGGCAATCTGCTCGGCTACCCCGTGCGGTGGAACAATCGTGCGCCGGCGCTCGGCACCAAGGGCGACGTCATGATCGCGGACTGGACCTACTACCTGATCAAGGATGGTTCCGGCCCCTTCGTTGCGGCGTCCGAGCACGTGAAGTTCACGTCCAACAGAACGGTCATCAAGATCTTCTGGAACGTGGACGGCGCG